GCGGCCGCGGCGTTGTCCTGCGCGACTTGGGCCTGGTGCTGCTCAACCAGCTTGCTGATCCTGCCGTCCCATTTCGCATTGAGTCCCTTGGCTTGATCGGACGTAAGACCGAGCTCGTGAAAGTCCTGCTTCCAGGGAGCGAGCGCCTGCTCTTTCTCCTTGTCTCCGCCTTCAAGCTGGTAGCTTTCGGGCTTGTCAGGTCTTCCGAGTGCGGTTAGGTACTGATTGCGCTCTTCCTGCGTGGCATTCTCACGAAGTTTGGGAATCGAATTGCCGAGCTTCCCCTCAACGTCTCTGAGCTTCGTCGCCGTCTCGATGTGGGCCTTGGCAAAGTCGCCCACGGTCTTGTACGGCGTGAAACTCTCGTTCGTCTTGAGGTCGTCCGGTAACCCGGCTCTCCATCCAAGGGAGATGTCTTGCTGGTCGCCCTCTGGCATGTTGCTCCTTCAAAAAAGTACGGGCCAAAACAAAAGACGCAGAACCGAGTGATCGAGCACTCGATTGCTGCGTCTGTCTTGCTTGCGTCCCTGTCGGTCTGGCCGGACTCTCAGAGAACCCGAATTGTGAAAACTCTACAGCCTGACTTCGGTTGGTACCGGCGGCGTAGGCGGAACTGGAGGCGGTAGAGGCGGCGCAACCACGGCTGGCTTCGGCGCCAGAGGAACTGGCGCGGGAGGCGTGGGCTTCTTCTCAAACTGCTTCGCAAAGCCTGCGAGTTGAGTTGCCTCTGCGGGATTGTCGGAAGCGAGCTTGACTGCCGCTACGGCTCCCTTTTCGTCCTTGTAAATCGTGGTCAGCATGGCTGCTCCTTATGTGTCTGCCGTAACGCGGGTGATGTCGCCCGAAACTTTGTCCATCGCCAGAATGGCGCGCTTGGCGTTGGCGACCGAGATTCCGGTCTTGGCCGTGACCTTGAACGTGCAAGCCTGACCGGAGTTGTTGTAGACGGTAAAGACGATTCCAGGCAGGACGGCGGGCCAGTTGATCGTTGTCGCTCCACTTCCGGCATTGGTCACGGTGTAGTAGGGAGCGCGCAACTGGTCGGGAGTGAGGTTGACGGTGTTGGTGGTTCCGGCGCCGCCTACGTTGATGTCGATTTCCTTGGTAATGGCCAGCGTTGCCGGGGCCATCTCCTGCGGAACTCTGAGGCCATCGGCTCCCGGCCACCGTACATTGTCATAATCCGGCGGTGTTCCTGCCATCTCATTTCCTCTCAATTCCAAACTGCTGCTCAATTGCGCTCATGATACCACTCATGCGGGCTATTGCAACACCCACATTGTACTCGTGCCGCGCCTCTTCGCTCATCAGCGGCACTCCGAAGTGGCACGTGACGAGAATATCACCCAAAACCATGCGCCCTTCAGGAGTCCCAAAAACGTTCCGATACCTCTGCAAATTATCCTGTTTCTTTCGCTCCGCTTCAAGTTCTTCTGGACTCTCTTGAATCATTCACCCGGCTCCTTGCCGCCGCCCAGCATCTTCCTGAGAGGCGAATCAGGCTCTGCCGACTTGCCCGCAAGCGACGCAGCCTTGGCGATCTTGGGCGCGTTCTCAACCTGCTGCTGCTGCTGGCGCTCTTTCTCTGCCATCTGGCGAATCTGCACGATGGCCTTGGGGTCGCGCATGACGGAGGCCGGCATACCGCTCGCATCCATTGCTTCCCGCATCATTTCGTCCGTGTCGATCGCATGAATGGCCAGCGGGTCAAATTGCGTGATCTGCATGGCGAGCGCCACCGAAGTCTGGATCGACCGCACTTTCTGCACCCGCGTCTGGGCCTGGGCCAGCATGCCGAGATACTGGACCGATACGCCCGAGTGCTCGGATTCAAGAAGAATCTGCGGCACTTCGGGAATGCGGCCGGCGCGAGACTCAATATCAAAAAATCTGGCAATCAGGGGGTCGAAAAATTCCCACTGAAGCCTTCCGATGCGGGTTCCCAGCACGGCAGACTTTTCGCTCTGCATCTCGAAAATCTGCTCCGTCACCGGGCGCCCCATGCCCTTCTGCTGACCAATCTGGCTCAACAGGGTAAAGATGTCGGAATGGAAATGCTGGTTGATGATCTGGGCTTCCCGCTCCTGAAACTCAATCGTAAACGGTAGATTCTGTACGCCTGTACCGTTCAACGGCATCGGAGCCCGCATGCGGATGTCGCCGCGGTTGGACTCAAGGAACGTGATGCCGTTGGGACCGCGCTGGATCTGCCCGCGCTGATCAGAGTAGGCCACAAGTGGCGGCTCTGCGGCCTTCTGGCCCGTGATGAGGTTGGTGCGGCCCATCTGGTTGGCCTTGGCGATGGCGACCCAGGCATTGTGGGCAGGGCCGCGCCCGTACACCTCATCCGAATTCTTGTTCCATCTCCAGGTGATGGTCGGCATGGTCTCATAGCCGCCTTCGCTCAGGAGCGTTATCTTCTCCTGTCCGCTGGGGCTTGAGTTGCTCGAAAGAATCTTGCCGCCCTGCCAGTAGACCCAGATTGACTCCCACTTCTTGCCCTTGGCGTCTATCCTCCACGGCTGGTAGTCCTTGCGGGGATAGACCGCGTGCAGGACTTCCCGTTCGGCGTGCATGTTCGACTTGTACGATACCTCGAAGTCGACTTCTGCCTCTTTCATCTTGGTCATGCCGAACTGCTGGGCCAGCTGCCGCAGGGTCATCTTGTAAACGCGATAATTGGTGTCGACCATGCCATGCCGGTTTTCGGCGATGAAACACTGGCGGAAGTGGGGCACGGTGCAGACGATCGAAGCGGTCTCGATTTCCTCTTCCGTGAGGAAGCTGCCCGTTCCGCACACCGCGCCGTCGCGGAAGAACTCCGGCACGACATCGTAAAAGTTGCTTCGGTTGAACGCCGAGTACATCACGTCCTGAGAATTCTGCAGCCACTTCTGGACTTCAGGGTAGGAATCTACGCGCTTGCCGGTCCAGGCCCGCATCTTCGATGTTCGGGGGAAATTGAGCTTGCCCGGAATCTCCAGTGCGAACCACGCCTGATTTCGGCTGCACATGTAGCCAGCCATTCCGTCCACGAGCATATTCGCCGCCAACATGGCCGAGTCGTCGTAGACTTCCATCCCGGTGGGCTGTCCGGGCCACAAGTCACGGTCTTGCACAGACCTGCGCCCGTGGTTCACATACATGATCAGATTATCTATTTGCGGTTCCCACGGCAGACGGACCTGCGCCAGAACCTGCAAATACTTCTGCGCGTTCTTGGCTTTTTCCTCGTCGCTCTGCTGACCAAGCTGAGACGGATTATTGCCGCTGTCGGTCTGGAACGGATTAGCCACCGTTGGGTAGGACATCTACGCTCCCAGTGTGGCGTGCTCGGTCGCCGGTGTGCCGGTGGAGCCCTGCGGCCCGGTGAGTATGGTTGACGCCATGCCGCGGCGCTTGGTGAGGGCGTTGGCCTGGGCCAGCGCGGCAGCCTGAGCGGCCTGGGCCTGCTGCTGCGCGCTCTCGGTGGCTGTGGGAGCCTTGGGCGCGGACGGAGCCGAAACCGCCTCGTAGATGCCGGTACCAACAGTTGCGGCGGCTGTGACACCCAAGAGAATGGGCAAGAGAGCTGCGGCTGGCATTCATACCTCCATCAAAAGACTTTTGGCGTACTCGTTGAATCCAAGATGGCGGAAAATCTTGTCGGTTCCGTTATGCAAACAGGTCTGCGCGGTGATGAACTCCGCGCCTGCCGACTTCGCCTGGCTGATTGCCATCTTAGCTATTTTTATACCATTCCAACCATTTCGGTACTCGGGGAGCAAATAAATTAGCGATACCGCTCCGAGGACGCAGGCGCAGAACGGGTCTTCGGTAACCAAGACCATCGCTCCCCCTACCACCTTTCCATCACTACGCGCGATGACGGCCTTGAGCATTCCATTATTCTGAGCAACCATGTAAATCGGCCAGGCTGGTCGAGCTGCGCGTTTCTTGTAGTGCCCCTCAGTCTCCTGCCAATATCGATCCTGAATAGGGACTATCTCCTCTATCAGGGCAGGAGTCAATGGTTCTACTGCGAACTCTAGCATCAGACCGTCCTCAATCCATACGTGAGCGGCGAAGCGTAATCCTTTTCATTGCGCGACGCCAGCAATTCAAGCAGCGCATCCCGCTGGGCGCTCGGAGCCTCATAAACCGGCTGCTCCAGCGCAATGTACCGCACGGTGTCGCAGAAATCCTTGTACTGCTCCTCGGGTTTGTCAGTGCCTGGGCGCCACTGATAATTCTGAATATCATTCAGCGGACTGCGATCGCCTTTGCAACCTTCCTCGGCAAACACGAGCGCCGGAAGGGCCTTGTCCTTGACGGCCGAGTAGTGCGGCGCCATGTACTCCTTGACGCGCTTGTGACCGAGGGCAATGTCGCCTGGGTCCGAGTGAGACAGCCGAATCCGCTCAATGCCGGCCTTCGACAAATCCTCTTCCCAACTCGACTCGGCGTCGAATGTCCGGGTGGTGCGGGCGCCGTACTTCGCGTCCAGAATCACGAAGGCCGGAGTCTGGTAGTTGTGCTCGGCGCGCTTCACTTTCACTTTTCGGGCGATTTCTTCGATGTTGCCGGAAACAAGCAGATAGGCGTAAACGTACACCCGATTGGCAGGTTTCCCATTAATCTGGATATCTTCAGGGCTGACAGCCGCGAAAAGCCATCTTGTTGGTCGAGCGTCATGGGGGTCCACGGCCTCAATCCGCATCCAGTCCTTGGGGATTTGGAAGTCTCGGTAGATGTGTTTTTCACGGTCGAACTCCTTGTAAACCAAGCCACTCAGGTGCGCGTACTTGCCTTCGATGTGGGCCGCGAGCTCGTCGG